GGTAGAGGTTGAGCGCCAGCTCCCTTTGCCTTCGGCTTCTTGGACCTTGCAAGCCTGAAAACTTGCAAAAGCCCTTAAATTTTGTTCTTCTTCGGTTAACTTGTCCCGTGAAGAGCACGTGCTTTGTATCAGTGTTGCCACCTGTCGCTCCTTGTTCTTTGAGCGATGACGGAAATTGGTAAGATCGGACTGGCCGCAATGAAATTGTCTTTACAACGCCGCATGCCTGAGCTCCAGCTCAGCCGCGCAAAGCTAGAGGCCTTTGTACGCGCGTCAGGACTTCAGGTCCCCAGTGCCCAGAAGGTGATACTGACCTTTGTCATATCCCACTACGTGCATTCCCACACCCCGGATTGCGTGAAGAGCGTTTTGGCGAGCATCTTTTCACAGATGCTCGCGGTACTCCTCCGCCCCGTCCAGGATGCAAAGATCATGTGGTGGGCGCGCCAAAACACCATCACGGCGCCCATGGCAACCGCGACTGCAGAGGGATACTTCCGTGCCGGCAGGAACTTGTACTACAAGAACGCTGCGCAGGAGGTGTCCCGCTGTGTGTTGAAACACAGCATGATGGGTGATGATGGTAAATTCCATCCTCTTTATGAACACATCAAGATAGCACGCACCGAAAGTGCGCTACCCAACGAAGAGATCATAGATGGCCCGATGCCCTCATGCATGTTTGTGTGTGGCGTCATGCAGGACGGCCGTTTCCACGAGCGAGCTCATGGGTTCAGGTTCGGAAACTACGCAATCGTAGCCCAACACTTTACCGAGCAACACGAGTGGGACTCTGTCGCCCTGTACGGCCCGAAGGTCAAGAGAATTCTCGAGATTTCTTCGGTGAAGAACCAGTCGACCTACCACCCCAACCCGCAATATGAGTCGGGCACTGGCACTGACATAGCAGCGATCCTGCTACCAGAAGATGCTTGGTGTTCACTCGGGGTATCCGCTGCAAAGCCGACGAGCTTCACGAAACGTGCCAAAGGGCGCGTGAGGGTACACTATTGGTGTACAACAAACAAGAGCCCCAAGGTCTCCCTTGGAAGCCTGGTCACCCCTTGGGAGCAGGAAAAGAAAGACGGAGTCGTGCCTCACAGCGCGACAACATTACCCGGCTTGTCCGGATGCCCAGTGTGGATGTCCGTGAACAACGTGGACAAAATCTGCGCCTATCACGTTTGCGGGCAATATGCCGAACACCGTATTGTAAATTACGGCGCCTCATGCCCCGACATGTGGCACTTCTTTCAGCACCTGGGACTGGTCCCAGGCCACGGAGAGAAACCAGTGGAATCGACCGAGTCCACCGAGAGCCAGTACGATCGTTGGTCCGAGCCTTCGGGCGGAGACTACGAGGACGAGATGCACGATTGGAATCAGGCGGCTGAAGACGCGAATGAGTTTTCCGAGGACGTTAAGCACGGAGATGTCACCACTGCGAAGCGGAACGACAAATCCCTCAAGAAAGCGGCCCAGGCCAAGAAGTCCATGACCCCGTACGTCGAGATCGACCCCGACAACTCAACTCCGATTGACATGCACACACGCTTGTGCGCGGAGATCGCGAAGTTGAAGGCTGAGTTATCTGCGACTAGAGGCCAGTTGGACGCTTGCGATACTTATCTCGCGCCCCAGCCGCAGCCACAGAAAGAAGTTTTCAATCTGCCCACTGGACCGAACAAACCAATCGAGTCAGTGCAAACGCCACCGGGCCTTGAACCCGACGTTGCCAAGGAGACAACGGTCCGATTGGAGTGCATTCCGCCACCCCCCCTCGAAGACGAGAGGGCAGGGCGTTTCGCTCCACCAAAGACCGCGAAGCCGAGGCACAACGGGAGCGGAGCCAAGAAGGGATCAGTGAATGATTTCCTAACAGAACGCGACCCGGCGAAGTGGAACTTCGAGGGCTGGTCGCCCACCGAGGTCTTCAACTCTGAAGAGTTCGCCAAGTTTCGCCGCTACGTGAAAAGCGCGGAATTTGCGAAATTCGAGGAGGCGAGGGTCCTCGCCGTCAACAAGGAAGGCCAGACCATGGCACAGGTGGTGGGAACATTCCAGGGCGCGAGCTCTGGCCCCTCACAGAAGCGGAAGGAGATTCAGAAGAAGCACATCGACATCTGTGCGAAACACGGCTTGACGATGGAAAAGTTCGTCGTGCCCGGTGGTTCCGTGGATGAGATTGAAGAGTCTCTGATCGCCCAGCTTCGCACAGCGAAATGCCTCTCGGCGCCTTTCACCCAGAAAGAGAGGGACGAGTCGATGCTACGAATGCACAAGAGGTGTCCCATCACCGCGTGCGCCCATTTCCTGGACTCCAGGGTTGGCGTGAGCAAAGTGGTGGACACCCTCGACGGATCCAAGTCCGCGGGCTGGTCCGCGTTGTACCTCAGGGGGCAGAAAAGTGTGTGGCAGACAGAGTCAGGAAAGCAAGAGCTTTCCTACCTGACACGCTGCCGCATCATTCTGCGCCTCTTGTGGGGACGCAAGGCCATGCACGACATGACTCCCCTCGAGATGGTGGAGCACGGTCTCAAGGACCCACTTTGGGCCCACATCAAGACTGAGCCCCACCCTCCGCATAAGGCGAACGAGAAGCGCTGGAGAATCATCTGGGCTTCTTCAGTGCTCGACGCAATGTGCACAGCGATGACCTCGCGCCACCAAGATAAGAAAGACATCGAGCTTTACAAGGGCGGTGTCGGTGGCAAGCCAACATACCACACATTGGGAATGGGCCACCACGACGAAGGAATCGTGGAGTTCGGCAAGGTCCTAGACAGGATCATGGCCCAGGGGTACATCCAAGACGAAGACGCGAAAGCGTGGGACATGAGCGTCCAGCGCTCGTGGGTCTACGCAGATGCGCAGAGGCGATGCCTCGCGTATCAAGGCCCTTGCCACGAGATCTTTTGTGAGCTCCAGTGGTGCGAAGCTGCCGCAAATTCTGCGCATTGCCTGTGCTACGGCACGAAGGTAATCGAGATATTGAAAGCTGGCATCACCGGGAGCGGCGTCTTGACCACTTCTGGTCAGAACTCGTTCATGCGTGCGTGGCTCGCTGACCTTTGCGGAGCGAAGGACATGGCCGCCAACGGCGACGATCTGATCGCGGTGGGCATTTCGAAGGCGAAGATCGAGGAGGCAGGATACGTCTCCAAGGGCTTGGCGGAATGCACGTCGAAGGACGGACCGGTGGAGTTCACCTCACACCAGTACACCAAGGTGAACGGCGCCTGGACGGCGCGTTTCCTTAACTTAGACAAGATGCTTGCCCGGTTGATGCTCGGCGACAAGAAGCCAACGGTGGAAGCCTTGTGCGGCTGCCTCTTTGCTCTCCGCAACTCGGAGGAGCAGACGGCACAGTTCAAGGCGATCTGCCAGTCGTGCGAGTGGCCGATCGAGGGCTGCACCCCCATCCAAACCGATCTCGTTGACTAGGGAGTCAGCGAGACCCGTCTCACCCCCGCTTTGGCGGACCCGCGGGCTAGCTTAGCTGAAAGACCTCCTCGCGCGGGCCTGGGCACCTGGACACGTAAGGTAGTTCAGGACAAACACTCTCGAGCACTTGCTCCGAAAACATTACGCGCTCACTTAGTAGCGCAGCGTTTAAGAGACGCACTATTATTATACGACGCTTAAGCGCACAGTTTTGCAACGGCAGCCCCGGCTTTGGCATCATGGCTCCTGTCAGAGCTGCTAAGAGGGGCGCCAAGTATGGTAGAAAGCGCGCTCTCGCGTTCAACCCGCAGGGTACTGGCCGCAGTGTGGCCAAGTCATTCGGCGGAGGCGCAAAGCTCGCAAAACGAAAGATTAAGCAGCAACCGCTATCTATCCAAAAGTTTCCATCTCGTTGCTGGGATGCTTTTGACAGTAGCCATGCTGCGCTTCCTAGGGCTGTCGGTCCGTACACAGTAATCAGAACTACTATGATACATAAAACGAGCGCAAAAGCCATGATGGTGGGATCCTTCTCTGGATCTGCCGGAAGCACGGGCGAGGCGTCTTGGTCTAACTACGTGATTGCAGAGCAATCCGGAGGCGAGACCTTGATCATCGGCACGGACAATGCGACTAAATTCTTTGGGATTCCCCCACCGGGGGCGCCCGGGTACCGGGACGGCAGCAGCACAAATCAATGCTGCCCATCGGCGGTTTCCGTTCAAATCATGGGCAATGAGTCCTTGAATGCAGCCAAAGGCCAGCTGGCGGCAGGAGTTGTCCCAGCCAACATGGACATTCGAGGTTCTCCTCTTACTTGGAAGCAGATCGGCGCCGAATTTATATCGTACTTTAGACCTCGACTTCTGTCGGGAGGAAAACTAGCATTACGGGGAGTTCAGATGAATTCCCACCCCTTGAACATGACCGACGTGTCTGACTTTCGACCAATGCTGTCGACTGCAGATTCGGCTGTCGGCTATTCTTGGCCTGCAGACTCGCGGGTCGCACCAGAAGGCTGGGCGCCCATGTTCATAAGCAACCCAGACGCAAGCGACATCACATTGCTCGTCACTGTGGAGTGGCGTGTGAGGTTCAACATCGGCAACCCGGCTGTTGCCTCGCACCAACACCATGGTGTCACTTCGGATCGTGCCTGGGACGATCACATTCGCGCGGCGGTTAAGGTCCTCCCTGGCGTTATCGACATTGTTGAAAATGTCGCTCAACGCGGGATGGCCTTGAGAGGCGCTTATTCTGCAATGGCAGCATGAGTGACTTGAAGGCCACCACCCACTTTACCCC